GAACCCAACCGCCTGCAGCTTTCTAAGCTCATTCGGAGTGCGCCGCATGACATGCGTAATGCGAGGCGCCGCTCTTATGCTTGAGGCGCTATACGGGACCACGATGTCTTCGGCCGGGACAAATTGGGCAACTGGCCGTTCCAGCGTCGGGTCATACCAAACCTTACGGAAACATGACCCCGATATCGGAAGATAGAAAAGGAGTTGCTCGGTCTCGTCCCTGTACTCCACCATGCGCTCGGTGAGCTGATAGTTCATGTCGTTCTCGACACGCTCAGCTTGCGCCAGAACATCATCTGTTACGGTGCCGACAATCTTGGTTTTCACCGGGCCTGAAGCCGGGAAAATTTCCATGATCGAATTCGACTGGAAACGAACCGCAGCCTCGGCGAGAATGGGGTGATAAACGCCGCAGGCGCCAGCCCACGGCTCCGTTCTTTCCTCGAACTTGATGCCGAGGAGATCAATTCCTTTTGTCAGAGTGGCGATCCACTCCGATCTGGAACTCAAGTCCTCTTCGTAACTGGCAATCAGGTCTGATGCGATGGAAGACAGAACGCTTTCATCCACCCACAATGCCAGATTGTCTCCGTGCTCCGGCTCGCCTTTGTTATCATCCGGATCGCCGAAATCCACGATGACAGAGCCATCGTCCATTTCCATGGAGCCAGTTGCCACTGGCAGCTCAAGCCCCTCCCCAGCCTCTTCTGTATCGTTGTCGATTGGTTGCGGAGTGGGGAAGATTGGCATTATTCCTCAGTAATAGTTGGCTATTTTTCGTCTCGTAACCTTCTCTTCGCCGTCATTATCGTCCGTATGAAGACGGACCAGACCGCCCTGTCTCAAGCGGATAAGGGCCTGTGTCGAAGAGTCGACCAGATCATCGAATTCTCCGGACGGGAAGTCCGAGAATTGCATCTTAACCTCGTTCGCATATCTGGCGTCCTGCGCCCAGATAACGCCGGCCTGAAACAGATCGGCGACAGAATTCACCCTGACGGTTTTGTCATTGCCCCTCGTCGGCGTGTATTCCTCTATCGGCAAACCAGCCAGCCTCAACTCTGTAATCAGAGGCATGCCGCTGGCCTTGCCTTCGATGATGACACAATCAGGCCGGAACCTTTGGTATTCCTGCTTCGCCCTTGTCTTCAGCGCCGGAAAATCCAGCCGCTCGGCAAATGCATCCAGGAGAATGACGTGCTTGCGCCTGTCATCGACCTGTATGGTCCCCTTGAGGGGGGTGATCTTGTTGATGACAGTGGAGTGCTCGAACAGTCCCCATGTCGTGCAGGCCGAGGGGTTGGCCCTGTCGTTTTTCCCAAAAGACGTGTCCCACGACTGTATGATGTAGTCGCATTTCGGCAGCGGCCCCTCCCACGTCTGCCACCACTCTCTCTTTACGAGAGCGTTCTCTCCAGATGTCGGCTGCTGCTGGTATGCGGCCTGCCACCAATGTGGCGGCATCGACGCCCTTGTTGCCGCCAATTCGCTAGCCGACCAGAATTCAGGCCACAAGGGGCGCCCATCGGGCATGATGGCGGGGAACTCGATGACCTCCCACCGATCCGCCAATGGATCGTTCTGCGACGCTTTTATCAACCGGGCTGGAAGATCGCGCTTCGACCATCGTGTTGCAACCACGATAATGGCGGCGCCCGGCTGCAATCTCTGTCGGGGCCCAGTCACATACCAGTCGTAAGCCGCATCATATACCGAAGGGTCGCCGCTCTTGGCCTGCTGTTCGGAATTGTGAGTAACGACATACCCGCGCCCAGCCAGAAACAATCCATCATCACGTTCGACCGTGATGCACTGAACAAGACCTTTTCTGTTGGTCTTTCTAGCGGTGACAGACCGACACCTCTTGTCGTTCGTCCCTTTTGTTCGGGCGCGCTTCCTTGGCATCAGCGCGCCACCAGTCATCCTGAAACAAACACGATAGGCGGTTGTTGGCTTCGAGCGATTACTGCCGCTTTCAACGCGAGACCAAATGGACGCCTTCAGTCCCAAACCATGCAGCAGTCTCTGAACCGCAGAGGCAAGCAACAGGTTGTCATTGCTGAAAACGCACTGACCGTCCGCAGATACGGTTCCATCGGTATCCATCAAGCCATGAAGGAGCGCCAATCTCTGCGCTTTCGATCCCTCGAAATAGCCATCAGGAACATGCTTGTTGTTCAAAACGCCGATCTGGCGAAGCTGCTGCATCAATCCATACACGCCAAAGCTATACGGATCGGCCAGAGTGGCGGTCTTGTATCCATGAGTCTCAAATTGCCCACGCATCCACGCGGAATCGTTCGGATGCGCCGTCATGCGCCCCAAGGATGACGTTCCGTCACCAAGCCACGCCCCAAGCACCCAGGGATGAACCAGGAAGTCCTTTTCCCGATACTCCACAGCGGAATGGCGCGGCAAGCAGGCTTTCGATTTCCTACTCCACGACGCCAGTTCTCGTGTCGTTATAACCTTGTTGGGACGATGCAATCCGGTCCCATCGCGAATCGACCACAAATGGCCACCATCACATTCGACAATCTGACCGTCACTCGTTTCGACAGCGTACAGCTCCCGCTCATAAACTGCCGACTTTCCGATCACCTTTGTCGGCTTACCATCGGGGCCGAAAACACAGTCCCCGACGGATATATCCTTTATTTTGACAAACCCACCGGGTGTGGGGATTTCCGTATCCACAGATAACGCATGCGGGTCATCGATAATGAACAGATCGGCGCCCTTACCCGTGACGGCGCCGTCGACACCGATAGCGAAATACTCTCCGCGCTGGCTTGTCTCCCAGCGACCGGCTGCTTTGCTGTCAGCCCTGAGGGTAATGTCCGGAAACACCTCGCGGTATTCCGGGGTTTGCACCAGATTGCGGACTTTGCGCCCGAAGCCGACACACAACTCGGCTGTATGTGACGACTGAATGACCTTTTTATTGGGGTACTTGCCGAAAAACCATGCCGGCAGCAGGAAGGATGTCAGTTCCGATTTCCCATGCCTCGGTGGCATGTGGATCATAAGTCTTTTCAGCTTACCTGAAACAACACGCTCGAAAGCGTCGGCCATGATCCTTGAATGCGCACCCTCTATGAAAGAGGGCCACATTTTGCGTACAAAAGGCAAAAACCTTTCCCGCGCCTCGGCGATCTCCTCTGCCCGGTTCAGGGTTTCGATCTCGGACAGGAGGCCCTTTATTTCTTCTGGCGGAAGTTTCTTGAGGAATTTCAGGATTTCAGCGTTTGAAGACATAAAAAGACCCCCGAGTAGCCTCGGGGGCTAGAACCCAAATGTGGAGAACACATGCGACTCAGCGCATTCTATAAATTTGCACCCATTGACACAGATGTCAATTGAGCCGCTATTTCTTGCGTCTAAGGCTCTTTATCCGCTTTTTTTGTGTGTTTCTGCGCATTCTCGCGTACCCCATGTCGTGAAGTTCGCTGTGGATAACCTCATTCAACAGGTGCCCTGCTGTGGGCAAAACAGTCACGATCTTGTCGGATTTTCTCACATAGACAACGCACAATGTGCCGTTTCTCGATGGCACACGATAAACCTCCCCCGATGGTGGCCTCATTTCAAGGAAGTAGGCGCCGCCATCGCGGCACAGGGCCGCCATCCTGGCAACCTCGTCCTCGGATAATTCAATCCCATACCTCTGTTTTGCTCTGTCGATTGCGTGTTTTGTCATGGTAAAGGCTATACCCTATTGCGCGGAATTGAGTACAGGTGTATATCCATCCGGGCGGGAGGTCAACGCGATGAGTGACGCAACACTTTCCACCCGGAGACTACGGGAGTTGAAGGGCTATCCTACACCAGTGCGACATGGGGAGAAACCATCCCCTCCGAGCATCGTCGAAGTCAGGAGGATGGCACAGGAACTCCACACATTGAGGATCAGGCTCAGGAAAGTCGGCAGAGGGAAAAAATCACATGATGGATAAAATAGATGCCGCAGTCGCCAAGATCATCGAGGCAATAAACACCACTGTCGCCATGCACGGCGGCGACGCTATCCTCCTTGCCGCTCGGGCAATGCAGGTTCAGGCTGCCGCAAGAGCGATAATTGGTGTTATTGCCGTTATCGTCGCCTGTTTATTGTGGTGGCATACTGCAAAAGCCATATCAACACTCGTTGATGATGATGACGAAGGCGATAGGTTCTTCCGCCATGCAATAACATTCACGGTATTCTCTCTTTTTGTCATCACGACTTCTGGGCTCACCTTCATGAGTTCGACGGTCATTGCGACCGCAATCGATGGTCGCTTCGGTCTGGCTCTGAAAATTCTGGAGATGTTGAAATGAAACGTGCATCACAAAAAACGCTCCACAGCATGCTGGTGGATTGCGCAAAGGCGAGAACGACAGAATCGAAAGAGCGCAAGGCTTTGGCATTCTGGAGAAAATTTGCCCGTCTTAATGGATGGGTTGTGGCTGGTTATTCGTTCGAGCACTGCGCCTCTTTGAGGGACAGGTTCGGCGGCGTTATCGACATCGACCGATATATCCGCGACGCCATGGTCAAGTGGATGGATATCTCAGCGGAGAAAAGTGCAACCAATGACCGGTCTTAGCCCAGAGCGCATCGCCGAATTGCGCAAGCTGCACGCGGCGGCAACGCCTGGCCCGTGGAAATGCTCGCGCCCTGACATGCTGTCGTACAACGCCGCGACAGGCGAGCAAAACAGCTTCGTTTATCGTGGTGATGATGCAAGGCGGATAGCCGTAGAGGCCGATAATCCGGTCGAGGATGCCGCATGGATCGCCGCCGCCTGCAACGAATTTCCCGGCACGCTGGATGAGATCGAGCGGTTGTGGGCGCAGGTCGAGAAGATGCGAGCAGCCCTGATCTTCATTGAAAAGGAAGTTCGATATTCATGGTACGGGCTTAGCTCTCTGACAGCAGAAAACGTACATCTTAAAGCATCGGAGGCGTTGAGATGACCAAAATTACGAACGAACGGCTCCACGAAATCGTGGAGCAATGGGCCGGGATGCCAAGCGATAGTGAGCAAGGCGCTCTAGCCGGCGTGGCCTTAGAATTGCTCGCATGGCGAGAGTGCGCCGAATACGACGTGACAATGGACGGCCGTGTGTTCAAGGGCTGGAACCGCTCCGCACTTGATCGGTGCCGGCGAGCGGCAGAGGCGCTAAATGACCATTAGCAACAAAGTCTTGCAGGATTTAATCGAGGCCGGTCCGCCTTATGCATTTTGTACGGTCGAAACATTGATCGAGATTGCCACGGAACTCCTGCGACTCCGGGCGCAGGTCGAAGCAATGACTGCGGCGCTGCAGACCGTTGCGGAAACAGCGATCTGTTTGAGGCGTGAGACGACAGATGGATTTGAGTGGCCACAGAAAGAGGTATTCCATGACGCAGTAGGGAGACTGGAATGACCATCAATAATGCAGACCTACGACGCATGGTTGACGATCTGTGGGCTGGTGGGCCGCAGATCAAAGCCATGGCCGCCGAACTGCTCGCCCGCCGCGAGGCGGAGGACTGGCGGGACATCAGCACCATTCCAGATGATGGGCCGGTTCTGTGCGGTTACATGCACAGGGACGGATGGTACTGCTTGCGTTTCGACGAGCCAAAGCACGCCAAAATGTTTGGCTACACCCACTGGCGCCCGTTGCCCGCGCCGCCAGAGGTGAAGGCATGAGTACGAAGAAACCAATCTATATCATCACTGCGGTCGTCTCGGATTACGATTACGTAGACACACGATATGTTGCTTGGTTTTTAACGCTTCCGGCTGCCGAGGAGTATGCCGCAGACGCTCAAAAATGGTTCGTCAACGCGAGACGATATCGGCGTCTACCGGCTCTAAATCCACGCGATCCTGATGGCCCGTGGGTATCCAAGAATAATGAATGTGATTTTGTCAGCTACCAAGTCGAAATCGTTCCACCGCCGCCGGAGGTGAAGTCATGATCCAGTGCCTGATGCCCGGCTGCGACACGACGGCTGGATGCAAATGCCCAACGGCGTGGACTGTATATGCCACTGCCGATGAAACGGTGCCTGTCCTAAGCGACGCACAGCGACGGTTGAATGATGCTCTCGCGCAAGCCCGCGTAGAAGGCCGCATCGCTGGATTGGAGGAGGCGGCGAAGATCGCCGAAAGTTTTGACGGCCTGAATGGGTTCAGCATTTGGGGAAACAGGACGATTGCAAAGACCATCCGGGCGGCGAAGGAGAAGGCATGACGCCCCTCGCGCTTCTATCGCACTTTCAGGGCTGCGTCCTGAACGGCCCCACAATCACCGCCCTGGCTGCACGGCTCGACGAAATGCTCGAAGCCGCGTGTTCAAGGAGCCGCATAGCTGGGCTAGAGGAAGCAGCGAAGATTGCCGACGCGATGCCCGTCCACGCGGGAATCACAACACTTTCAGGGGGCAACGGATACGTAGTAGCAGAGGTCAATATTGCAGCCGCTATTAGAAAAGCGAAGGAGGAGAAGTCATGAGCAATCAACTGATCCAACTCACACAAAATGGAAAGCGGATCGCGTTCATCCTGTCGAACATTGTCGCCATTCTGTCTGCCCTCGTTGATCTGATAGCAATGGCATCTGCATACGAAAAGTATGCCTGTCGTCATAGATCGGTCGGCAGAGGAAGAGCCGATCCGTTCTTCACCACTCGTATCAAAGACCACAAAGAAGCTGTGGCAAGAGTAAGAAAAGCCCTGAAGGAGATAGAGAAATGACCAGAACAGAATCGCGATCCCTGATCGATAAGCAAAATAGGCAGCATGATGCGTTCATGGCGAAGGCCGAGGAACTAACGACAGACAATAGCGTAATCGCATGTCTGATTTCTGAAACGAACCTCATTCTGGCGCAGGTACTCGACGAACTGATCGCACAACGCGAGCGGTAACAACTGATCCAGCACCCATAGCTCAATGGATAGAGCAATCGCCTTCTAAGCGATAGGTCGGAGGTTCGAGTCCTCCTGGGTGCGCCACCGCCCGTAGTTCAATGGCAGAACGAGCCGCTCATAACGGCTATGTCGCAGGTTCGATTCCTGCCGGGCGGACCAACTCTATGGAGAACCCGATGAAAAAAACCTTCGTTTTCGATCTCGACGGAACACTCGCCGACATCACCCACAGGGTGCATCTGGTGAAAGAAAAGCCAACCGACTGGAACACCTTCAAGTCTCTGGCGCCCGGCGACCAGCCGAACCAACCAGTGTGTGCCGTGGCAACGGCTGTGGCTTTGGCAATTACGGTCTGCTCACAACATCCAGCCGGCAGAGATTTGGCCATTGTGATCTGCACCGGAAGATCGGAAGGCGAGCGTGCGGTGACTGAGGCATGGCTGGACCAACACGACATCATATACGACAGAATGTATATGAGGACCGAGGGCGACTACCGCCACGACGACATAATCAAAGAGGAACTCCTCGACCGCATGCTTGCCGATGGATACGAG